TTTAGAATATTTTGATAAATGTACTATTAGAGATTATACTGCTAAACCATATTTTTTTTATACAAAATGGAAAACACAATATTTAACATATCTTGATAAATTAACAAAAGAAACACATACATGTAATTTATCAATTTCATTAGATGAAGAATTATCAAAAAATACTATTTTACAAATTTTTATTAACCATATTAATGTTTATGAAATTGATTTAGATAATAATAAAAAAAAAGAGATATTAATTAAATATTATGAAGATAATATCAGAAATTTAGGTAAATTTAACTATATAAAATATTATATTGAAAATATTGATGATAAAATATTTTTTAATCTTGATGCTTTAAATGAAGAAATACATTATAAATATAAAAAAAAACAAAAATATTTAAAAAATCCAAGAGTATTATTTGATTTTGTATCTGAAATTTCAACTGATTCTAGTTGCGAAATTAAATTAAATATAGGTTATTGTTTTATTACACATTTATTTTCAGTGTTATATGGAAAATTTATTAAAAAAATTAATTATTTAAATTGTTTATTAATGATAAATCAAATTATTTATAAAAATAGTCCAGTATTATTATATGCTATAACATTACTTACATATACTAAAATAAAAATTTTAAAACCCAATCCAACAACCAATCCAACTAATTTTAATATTGATATAAATTATATAGAAAGTTATTTATTAAATAAAATTAACCATAATACACTTTCAAATATAGGAAAAAATTTAGATAATATATTAGATAATTTAAAAAAAGATAAAAAATTCATACACAAAGAGTTAAATAAAATTAAACAAATGTATATAATACCTATTAAAAAAATGTATAATATTATTTCTAATTTAAAAAATACTGAACAATATAGTGGGAATTTTTTTAATAATGATATACTTGATAGTTATAATATACCAGATGAATATTTTGTAGGAATTAAAGATAAATATTGGCATGAAGTTTTTATATTATTTGAAAAAAGAATTAATAAAATAATCAATAATAATGATACTAAAATAAAAGGCAATTTAACTTTATTTAGAGGTTCAACTAATAAATATATAACTGAATTTAAAACTTATGAAAATGAGGATATTGGATACAATATTATAAATAGATTAACATCTTGTTCTCTTGATTTTTGTGCTTCGTATAAATATCAAATTGGTGATACAAAAGATATAATAAAAGAAAAATCTTCTTTATATAAAATTGAAATACCAGAAAATACACATTGTTTATTTATAGCTCCTTTATCAGTCGCACCACATGAAATGGAAATTTTACTACCAACTGATAAACATTATATATTAACATATAAACCAAAAAGTGAAAATAATATTAAAAATACAGAATATAATTATAATATAGATGATGATATAAATTTTACATGCGGTAATGAACTACCAATATATGAAAAAATACCATCATATGATATTAAATTAGATAAATTATATGATGATGTTGGCAATAAAAATATAGACATAAAAGACGATCATCTTTATAAGGAAGAAAGACAAAATACAGAAAGTTTTACAAGAGAAACAAATATAACTCATATTGTAAGTGAAATAGATAAAGAAAATGCAATAGTTAATATATTAGATCATAGTGATAAAGCAAAAAAAATATCTAAAATAAAAAATAAAATTTTTAAAAAATTATTATATATTCGTGATAATATGAAAAATATAAATGATGAAACATTTGATTATTTTAATAAAGTAATTAAATCAAGTAAATCAATTGATCCTCTTGAATTAAATAATTTAATTATTCATGACTATGATGATTTAATTAATAATCATTTGAGTTTAAATACTAATTATGATAGTTATAATTTTGATAATATTAATAATAATATTAACAAATTGAAAAATAATTTACAAAATAAACAACAAGAATCTTTTAGTTATTATCAAATATTATCACAAATTATTAAAAATATAACAAATAATGAATTTAAGAATGAAATGAATCTAGATATAAATTTAGATGAAAGATCCATAAGACAAATTAAAGAAGATAATTTATTTATTAATATTAATGACTATATTGGTTTATTTACAGGAAAATCAGGTGTAATTATTACACGATGCGCTGATGGTACATTAACATGTTAATAATTACATATAAAAAATATTTATAAATTTTAATATAATGATTATTTTAATTCCATTAGGAGGAAAAGGTGAAAGATTTAAATTACAAGGTTATAAAATACCCAAAGCATTAATTGAAGTTGAAAATAAGCCTATAATATTTTGGTTATTAGATAATATAGTATACAAAAATATTGATTATATTTATATTCCATATAATATTGAATATAATAATTATAATTTTCAAGAATTATTAAAATTAAAATATCCTAATTTTAATTTTAAATTTTTAGTAATTAATCATGATACATTAGGTGCAACACATACAATATCTATTGCATTAGAAAATATAAAACATGAAAATGATAAACCAATATTATGTTTAGATGCTGATAATTTTTATACAACAGATATTATAAAATATTGGAATGGTGAAAATAAAATTTTTACTTTTTCTGAATATTCTAATAATAATAATATTCCAAAATATTCATATATTTCATTAAATCAATATAATTATATAAATAATATTATTGAAAAAAAAAGAATTATAACAACAATAGAAAATGAATATTATGCATGTACTGGCGCGTATGGATTTGCATCATTTATAGAATTATATGAATATTCAATAAAATCTATGAAACAAATTTATAAAGTTAATAATGAATATTACATTTCTGGTATTGTAAAAAATATGATTTCTGATAATATATTATTTAAAAATGAAACTATTAATAATAAAGATTATTTTTCATTGGGTACACCAGAACAAATAAATGAATTTGAATATGTATTTTTATTTGATTTAGATGGAACATTAGTAGATACTAATGATTTATATATTGATATTTGGAGAGAAATATTATTAAAATATAATATACATGTTAATAATATATTTTTTAATAAAAATATAAAAGGGTTGTCAGACTCTTTTTTTTTAAAATCATTAATCCCTTATATATCAGATAATGAAATAAAAGAAATTTCAAGAATAAAAGATGAATTATTTATTAATAATATTAATAAAATAAAAATATATGATAATTGTTTAGATTTTTTAAAAAAAATTCAAAATTGTAGAACAGCAATAGTTACAAACTGTAATAAAACTGCAGCAATAAATATTATGAAATACTTTAATTTTGATAAATTTATAAATGTTTTAATAAGCTCAAATGATTGTATTTATAATAAACCAAATGCAGAACCATATATAAAAGCTATTAAAGAATTAAATGCAACTTATTCATTTGATACTAATAAATGTTTTGTATTTGAAGATAGTTTTCCAGGATACATGAGTGCAAAAAATGCAAATATTAATACTATTTTTATAAAAATTAATTCTGATACAGAAAATAATATGTATTTATTAAATACTAAAAAATTTAATAATTATAATGAATTAAGAAAAGAAACATTATTAGATAGTAATAATATTGATATAATTAGAAAATGTTATAAATTGCCAATTTATAAAATTGATGATTGTACTAATGATGAAAAAAATAACGAAGGATATATATATAATATCTATTATTATAAATTAACATTAAATAATTTTATTAAAAAAGAAGTTATATTAAAATTATCAAATAATGATAATTTATTATCAATAACAGCAAATAAACTTAATTTATATAAAAATGAAAAAAATTTTTATGATAATATTTCTACAAAAATAAACGATATTATTAAAATACCAAAATGTTATGGCGTTTTTGAAGATAAAAACAAAGTTGGTATTATATTAGAAAATTTAAAAAATTATGATGGTTCATTCAATTTAAATTTAAATGATAATATTAATTTGTTATTAATAATAATAGATAATATTTCAAAATTACATTTAAAATATTATTTTGAAAATGATGAAGATATTAAAAATTTTAATTATAATATAAAAAAAATAAATGAATATACTTATTATAAAATATTAATATATGAAAAATATAATTTATTTAAAATTAAAAATAAATTATTTATAACAAACAAAATAGATTGTATATTTGACTCTATTTATAAAAATTTTGATAATATTATTGATAAATTATCATCGTATCCTTTAAATTTATGTCATGGTGATTTAAAAAGTCCAAACATTTTTTATTATAAAAATAAAACTCCTTATTTTCTTGATTGGCAATATATTAATTTAAGTAAAGGTATATCAGACGTTATTTTTTTATTGGTTGAAAGTATAGAATTTAATAAAATAACTTGTGATATAGTTATAAACTATTATTATAAACTAATAACAGAAAATAAACTTTTTTATGATTATAATGAATACATTATTGATTTAAAATTAGCATTATGTTGTTTTCCATTTTTTGTAATAATATGGTTTAATTCAGAAGATTCAAATATTTTAACAGATAAAACATTTCCATTACGATTTATGAAAAATACTATAAAATATATAAATTATTTAATAGATGACGAGTTTTTACAATATATGAATAATATGATATAAGGATTATTTATAAAAATAAAATGAAATTGAGATGATTATCGATGACTATTTAAATTACTTAGACGATTATCGTAATAAATATGGTGAAAATACTATTATTATGATGCAATTAGGTTCTTTTTTTGAATTATATGCAATTGATATAAATTCAAAATATTTATATACTATTGCTGATATTTGTAGTATTCAAATATCAAGAAAAAATAAAGCAATTCAAGAAGTTTCTCGCAATAATCCTTTAATGTGTGGATTTCCTTTATATGTATTAAATAAATATATACAATTAATTTTACAAAATAACTATACAATTATTTTAATAGAACAGGTTACTGAACCACCTGAGCCAAAAAGAAAAATAACAGAAATTATTAGTCCATCAACTAATATTAATTTAAATTCTAAGAAAAGTAATTATATTTTAGTTTTATATTATGAATTAATTAATGAATTATTAGTTGTTGGTATTAGTGGAGTGGATTTATCAACAGGTCGTTCATTTATTTATGAAAATGGTAGTTCTAAATCAGATCCACAATATACATTAGATGAAACTTATAGATTAATTACTACTTATAATCCAAGTGAAATTTTAGTATTGTCAAACGAAATTAGTGATATTCATAAAAAAAAAATTATGAATTTTATAAGTTCAAATAATATTTTAATTCATACTAAGTGGGATAAATACGAACTTAGCAATGAAATGAAAAAAATTAATTATCAAAATAAAATTCTTGAAAAATCATTTGTAAATAAAACAATGTTGTCTATAATCGAATATTTAAATCTTGAAAAATATTCATTAGGTAGATTAAGTTTTTGTTGTTTACTACAATTTGCTTACGAACATAATAACGATATTATTAAAGAATTAAAAATTCCAGAATTGATTGACAATTCTAAAAATTTGTCAATTGAATACAATAGTGCTTTACAATTAAATATTATTAGTAATAATAATAATGAAAAACCATTACTCGATATATTAAATCGTTGCAGTACTGCATTTGGATGTCGCATTTATAAAGAAAGATTATTAAATCCTATAAATAATAAATATGAGTTAATAAACAGATATAATAAAATAGAAAAATATTTAGAAAATAATTTATATAAAAATATTAATAAATTTTTATCAAATATTATTGATTTAGAAAGAATTAAACGAAAAATTATTTTAAAAAAAATTCAACCTTGTGAATGGGGATCAATTGCTATTTCATTAGAAAACGCTATTGAAGTTTTTAAATTAACTGATGAAAATTTAATTGAAACTGTTGAATCAATAATTAATACATATTCGAGTTTAAATTTAGATGAATGTTCTAAATATAATATTAATGATATTAAAACTAATATATTTAATGTTGGTGTTTATTCGGAATTAGATAAATTAAATGAAGATTATAAAAAGTCATATGAGACTATATCTGATATTTCAGCAAAAATAAGCAGTATTAATGATTCGATGTGTAAAATTGATTATAATGATAGCGAAGGTTATTTTATCTCAATTACTAAAAAAAGATTTGAAAATGCTTTAAAAAAAGAAAAAAATTATATGGAGCAATTTGAAAAACGACTATTAAATACAACAAATTCATATAAATTATATTCAAAAGAAATTTATGATGCTTCTAAAAATATTAAGAAATGTCAAAATGAAATTAATACAATTGTTTTAGAAAAATATAATGATTTTTTAAATAATTTTTTATTATTAAATAATGATAATTTAGATATTATTATTAAAAATCTTATTGATATTGATATTAGTTGTTGTAATGCTAAAAATTCATTTGAATATTGTTATTATAAACCCCAAATTGATTTAACAACCGACAATTCATATATTAACGCTGAAAATTTACGTCATCCAATTATTGAACGTATAATAACCGATGTAGAATATATCGGAAATGATATTCAATTAAATCAAAATGGAATATTATTATATGGAATTAATGCATCCGGTAAAAGTTCATTTATGAAAGCAGTTGGTTTATCTATTATTATGGCACAAGCAGGTATGTATGTGCCTGCAACTACATTCAATTATAGTCCATATAGCCATATCATGACTCGTATTTGTGGTAATGATAATATTTATAAAGGAATGAGTAGTTTTGTTGTAGAAATGACAGAATTGAGAAATATTATTCAAAGAGCTGATAGAAATAGCTTAATTATTGGTGATGAAATTTGTTCTGGAACAGAAGCTATTTCTGGTATTTGTATTGTAAGTTCAGCAATTAATGATTTATTAAATAAAAAAGCTTCATTTATATTTACAAGCCATTTACATGAATTACCAACAATTAGTTTAATTAAAGATAGAAATGAATTGAAAATTTATCATATGCATATTGAAATTACATATGACAATAAGATTATTTATGATAGAAAATTAAAAGAAGGGCAAGGTTCAAGTATTTATGGTATTGAAGTATGCAAATCTCTTGATATGCCAATCGAATTTATGAAAAATGCAGAAAAAACTAGAAAAGAATTATTGGGTATTAATGAAAAATTATTAGAATCAAAGACATCTAATTATAATGTTTCTTTATTTATGGATATTTGTCAAATTTGTAAAAAAAATAAAAGCCAAGATACACATCATATAAATTATCAATCATTAAGTAATAAAAATGGTTTTTTTGAAAATTTTCACAAAAATAATAAACATAATCTAGTTAATATTTGTAGAGAATGTCATGATAAAGAACATACTGGGATTATCAATATTGAAGGATATAAACAAACAAATGAAGGTATTGTTCTTGATGTTAAATATAATACAACAGAAGAAGAAAAAATAAAAATTTATATTAAACGTGGTTGTAATAATTGGTTTTCAAGAAAAGCAAAAAATCATAAATTTAAAATTTCAACTGAAAATGAAATAATAGATATATTAAACAAATATACAAAATCAAAACACAAAGAGATTCCAGATTATTTATTTAATTTATTATTTGATTCATCAATTTAAATTATATCAGAGTATGAAAAGTTTTTTTATCAAAAATTAGATTTTTTGTATACCATTCATTTGTATAAGATCTATTTGCAATTCTATAAAAAGGGTTATAATCAAGAAAAGGATTACTATCATGAAATGTATTAATAAATACATCAATTTCATCTTCATTAAAATCGAAATTAACAAGTGTATACCATCCAGTATGGCATAATGGAGATTCTTTATAAATACCAAAAAAAAGTTTTTGATATTTAGATTTAGGTATATATAAAAATACATCACTTGGTCTAGGAGAATTTAAATGATGATGCCAATTTCCATTTACCCAGCAAATAAATGGAAACATTATTTTTTCATATGGTGGATTAAATACATCACAAAAATTATCTTTATAGCATAAATCTATTCTTGAAAAAAATATATAATCATAATTATAAAAAATATTTTTCCATTTATTAATTGCTGTATGATATAAATTATCATATCCTATTGGATCATTCAATATTTCTTTATCAATTAAATATTTTTTATACCAAGATAATAATTCATCATCATATTGTGTTGTATAAGTTAAAATAATACAATCGCATTTTTTTTCTTCAAGTAATTTTATATGAGTTAAAGAAGCTTCTTTTTGTTCGTTATATGATTCAGGATTACCTCTTATTCTACTACCCTGTCCTCCTGTCCTAAAACATTCTCCTATTATTATAATGAGTCCTTTCATTTATATTAAATATATATAAAAATACTTTAAATAAATATTTATAAATATGCAAACAACAGTAATTATACACATATATAATGAAGAATATTTATTGCCATTTTGGTTAGAATATAATAAACCAAAATTTGATAATATGGTAATAATTGATTATCATAGTACAGATAATTCTGTAAATATTTGTAAACAAATTTGTCCTCATGCAATTATTATTACTACAAGAAATAATGATTTTGATCTCACAAATGTAGCAATAGAAAATGCTGAAATAGAAAATTCTATACCTGGATTTAAAATAATATTAAATATCACTGAATTTTTAATATTAGATAAGCCATTAAAAGAAATTTTAAAAAGTTATAACAAAGAAAAACTATGTATTCCTATTGAAAACTTTACACCATATACTTGTAATCAAAATGATAATATAAAAGATTATAAAGATTTATTTCGTAAATTATTAGATGATGATGTTGTTTATGATCCTGAATTAAAACCAGGATTTAGATTTTTACATAATTATAATGTTGGTTTATATGATATTGGAAGACACACATGTGCTATTCAAGATAAAGAGCCTTTAAGTAAAGAAATGATTATGCTTAGATTAGCTTTTTATCCATTTAATGATAAATTTATTGATAGAAAATTACAAATTCAACATAGAATGTCATTGAGAGATAGATTAAGAGGATATGGATTTCATTATATTACTACAAAAGAAAAACAATTAGAATATGTTAATGAAACGTGTAAAAAGTGTATTCCACTTAATAAATATAGTCCAGAATTATATGATAGAATTTCTAATATGGTAGAGAAATTTAATTAAAAGTCATTTAAAAAATAACTTATTAATACAATTAATGTATTTAGTAATAGGTTCTGGGTTATCTGGTGCTGTTATAGCAGAGAGAATCGCAAATATTATGAATGAAAAAGTACATATTATTGAAAAATTAGATCATATAGGAGGAAATTGTTATGATTATATTGACGAAGAGACAGGAATATTATGTAATAAATATGGACCTCATATTTTTCATACAAACAGTGAAAAAGTTTGGAAATATGTAAATTTATTTGAAGAATGGATAAGATGGGAACAAACAGCTTTATCCTATGTTGATGATAAATATGTTCCAATGCCTATTAATATAACAACTGTTAATTTATTATGCAATGAAAATATACAAAATGAAAATGAAATGAATGAATGGTTGAAAAATAATAGAATTGAAATCGATAAAATAAATAATAGTGAAGATGTTGTATTATCAACGATAGGTGTTAAATTATATGAAAAATTAATTAAAGAATATACGTTTAAAAGATGGAATAAATATCCAAAAGAATTAAATAAAGAAGTATTAGAAAGAATTCCTGTAAAGAAATCATTTGATGTTAGATATTTCACAGATAAATATCAAGCCTTGCCAAAAAATGGATATACAAAATTTATAGAAAAATTATTAAATGGACCATTAATTAGTATTCAACTTAATACAGATTTTAATGAATTTAAAAAAACAAATGATTTAACAAAATATAAAAAAATTATTTATACAGGTCCAATTGATAAATATTTTCAAAATTTAAAGAAATTAGAATATAGAAGTATTGAATTTATTAAAGAAATTCATAAAAATACAAAATATTATCAACAAAATTCGATTGTAAATTTTCCTGAAAATAATGTTCCATTTTCAAGAATAACAGAATATAAACATTTTTTAAATCAAAAATCAGATCATACTGTAATATTTAAAGAAATAACGAATGATGATGGTGAACCATATTATCCTGTTCCAAATAAAGAAAATATAGAATTATATGAAAAATATAAAGAATTGGCTGATAAAGAAAAAAATGTTATATTTGTTGGCAGATTAGCTAATTATAAATATTTTAATATGGATGAAGCTATACTTAATTCATTAAATTGTTTTGAAACAAAAATTTTTAATGTTTGATAAAAAAATGATAATTTCAGATAAATGATTAATTCATATGCTGAATTGTAATAGTTCTGCCATTATAATTCAAAAAAATATAAGAAAATGGTTAATAAAAAGAAAAATATTGATACCATCATCATTCTATCAAACCAAAGCATGGCGTAAAAATAGAGATTGGTATAAAAATGGTAAATTTAATGAATGTGAAAAATATCAGATAAATCTTATTGAAAAAATTTTGAAAAATAAAATATCAAAAACACCTGATAGAATAAATATTGAAACATTAGAATTATGTAGTATTAATCATCCAATGTCATTTAATAATGGTTATGAATATACTGAAAATTTTGATGGGAAATATAAAAATGTATATTTTAATTTTAAATTTATTTGTGATAATGGCGGAGCTCAAACAAGAACATTGAGAGAAGTATATCATTTTATAAAATCACAAATGGAATTTTTAATTAAAAAAAAGCAAATAATATATTTTATCAATATTTTAGATGGAGATACATCATTTAAAAATATGGATAAATTTCATTATTTACACCTTTGGACATTTAAAATGCCGATTTTAGTCTTTATAATTTTTGTATTTTCTTACTTTATTTTTCTTTATATAATCTTTTTGTCTATTATATGTTCCATTTAATATCTTCTTATAATAGTCTTCTGGTATTGCTTTTATTACTTCTTTAATATTATTATTTAAGTCTTCATAATATAATCCTTTTTTCTTATGTAATTTTGATTTTAGAAGACTAAAAAACATTTCTATACTATTTGTATAATGTTGATATGGTACTGAATAAATTAGTTTGTTATTTTTATTTATTAATTCAATTATAAAACATTTATACAAATCATTTGTTTTATATTTATCAAATAAATCTTTATTTGAAGATTTATTTCTTGCTAAATATGGTGGATTTGTTATAACATATTTATCATTATATATAGGAGGATCAATTATCGTATCTCTTTTAATTATAAAATTTTGTTTCGGGTCAATATCATAAGATTCTGTTTTATATTTATTTGTATCAATAAATTTTAATAAATCACCATTACCAGCAAAAGGTTCTATAATTGTTTTATTTAATATATAATCTGGTATTGACATATTTTGTAGTATATATTCAAAATTAGTTGTATAAAATTGTCCTAATTTTTTTTTCGCCATATTATTTTAATAACTTATAATAAATCAATTTTTATTATAAAATGATTTTTCTATTAGTGTAGTAATATATATAAACAAATATTTATAAATTAAAATAAAAATGTCTGTATTTAAAATAAGAATTAATTGTACTACTCAAAAAGATTTGACAATTAATAGTAAAAAAATAAATACTAAATCATTCAATAATTCTGAATTTAAGACAGATGAATATATAACAAAAATTGCTATTTTATATGAAGATAATCTTCATTCAAAAGATGATTTATGTTATATTACAAAAACACTTGAATTTTTTTGCAATAGAGAAATTGCCAATGAAGAATTTATTGACTTTATAAAAAAATTAAAAAATAGTGGTTTTGTTTCTAAAAGAAAAGAACCAAAGATTCAATTTATTACTGATAATAAAGTAATTTATAACTATAATTTTAATGAAGTTATACCATTTCAAAAAAATTCAGTAAAATCTATCCATAAATATCAAAATTTATACATTATTTAGTTGAAGATCTAGCAGACGAAGATCTAGTAGATGATTTAGATGATGAAGATTTAGTTGATGAAGATTTAGATGATAAAGATTTAGTTGATGAAGATTTAGTTGAAGATTTAACTTTTTTAATAGATTTTGGAGTATCAAGTTTTAAAGATTTTATTTCATATAATTTAATATTTGAATCATCTTGACAATGATTTGCACTTACATAATTAGCAATTCCTTTTGATATTCCATATTTAGTATTTTTAAATGAAACTGATTTTAATATTTCTTTTTGAGTTTTAGATCCATAAAAACTATATTTTGGATATACAAAAAATACTTGATTTTTTGACATAAATAGACTATATATATAATTATATTCAAAATAAAAGATCCCAGCTGATAATGGTACTTTAATTAATGGATTATATAAATATAATTTTTCTTTATATCTTACAGTATTTTCATCATCATTTCTATCAATTTTAGGATTATTCATTAAATCACAATCATAAAACCAATTATCATTAATATCAGATATCATTATATCTAAATCTTTTTTTGAAATACAAGTGATTGATGGTATACCACTTGATAATATTACAATAATAATATTTTCTTTATTATTAGATAAATATTTTGATATATTTATGTCTTGATTACAATTTATCAAATCAAATCCGGTTAATTTAGAATTTTCTAAATAACTTTTTACATCTTGTTTATTAATTAATTTAACACATTTTTTCTTTATTTGTAAAATTTCTCTAAGTTTATCTGATTCAATAAAATCAATATTTATTAATTTATTATGCATAACATATTTTCTATATGAATCATCTGTTATATATGAATTATCAATATATCTTGTAAATTTATAATCTTCATATTTATTTAATTTTTTATCAATTATAAATCTTGTTATTTTTACTTGATTCGGTTTCAATGAGCTAAGTTTATTACCATTATTATCAGTAAATTTCATTTCATTATTTTCAAAATTATAATGTATTTTTACATTATATATATTATATAAATATTCTTCTAATGAATATAAAGCAATCTTATAAATAGTTTTTATACTTATATTTTTAAAAAATTTATTTAAGTTTTTTATATATTCTTCAAATGTAAATTCTTTAAACATTGAAATAAAGTAAAATTTACATAAAGTTATTTTTTCAATATATACAAGTTCATTATATTCTTCTGTATAATAAAACACGCCAATATATTTAGATATGTATTTACTATAATATTGGATATTATATATTAAATATTCTATAATAGAACTATTTGTAAAATTTTGTAGTAATATTTTTATGGCATAATTTTCAGATGTAAAATGGTTAGATACTAATAAAGGTATATTTTCATCATCTGAAATTGTTATTATATCTGGTTTTTTGTCAATCTTTATTTCAAAACCTCTTCTTGTATATTTTTTATTTCTTAAACATATTAAATCCATAGTCTCTAAACCTTTTTCAATTGCATTATAATATTGATTAGTATATATTGTATTTAAGAAACCTTTTTTTGTTATTATATCATTCGGATAAGTAGCATATACATTATCACCATCAAACCATATTTTACAAAAAGATAAATCAAAATTATCAATAACTTGATCTATTGTATAATTATCGTCGACAATGATAACATCCATATTAACATTTTCATTCATTTCATCATTTTCATTATATTTATGAAATAACATTCGCATAACATATTTTTTACCTAAACTATCATATTTAGATATAAAATCAAGAGATACAGGTGATAAATCTGGTGGTAAATTTTTTGGAAATTTCATCATATCTTTATTTGTAATATATATATCGATATCATTTGGTTTAAAATCACTGAAACATGATAATACAAAACTTCCTGCAATAACTGCATTATGTTTTTTTAAATTTTTAATAAATGCATTATAATCTATTTCATCGTATTCAAGATATTCCATTATTTTATTTTTAACTATTTCTGGATCTCCAAATAAAGACATAATCTATTATTATATATTATAAATAATTTATAATGAGTGTATTAACATTACACCAATCGAAAAGAAAAATGAGACAAGATTATTTATTTTTATATATCTTAAAACTATGTTTTAGATAATTTGTTAAATGTTCTCTCTTTATTTTGGTAGTTATTATATCTTTTATTACTCTTTCTATATCTTCGTATGTATTAGGACTTTCCTTTTTTATATAATGTTTTAATTGACTAAAAAAATTTTCTATTGCGTTTGTTTCTGGATGATATGGTACGCTATATAATAAATTATTATTACTTTTTTCTATTAGTTCTCTTATTTGTTTAGAACGATGTATAACAGCGTTATCCATAATAATTAAATAATTTTTATATTTATCTTTAATACTATTGTTATAAAAATCTATAATATTGGTTGTTTTTAATCCACCTTTTAGGTCTTTATATAATACATAATCTATTATTTTATCAGCACTAATAGCAAATAATAGATTATATCTTTTATAAGGATATTTATAAGTTTTATCTATAACTCTTGTATCACTTTTACTTCTTCCATAAGATGGTTTCATATTGAGATAAATAGAAGTTTCGTCTAAACAAATTGTTTTATCATAACTAAATTTTTTTAACTTATTATAAAATACTTCTAAATC